TGAACCATATTTAAACTTTATTGATACTGCAAACAATAGTCTACCAGAACCACTCAAAGAAGCAGGACTTAAAATACATGGTAGTAATCTATGTAATGAAATACATTTACCAACAAGTGCTGAACGAACTGCAGTCTGTTGTTTATCATCATTAAATTTAGAATATTACGATGAATGGAAAGACACTACAATTGTAAGAGATTTAATACGAATGTTAGATAATGTGCTGGAGTACTTCATACAGAATGCACCTGACACGATTGCACGTGCAAAATATTCTGCTATGAGAGAAAGAAGTTTGGGTCTTGGTGCGATGGGATTTCACTCTCTCCTACATAAGCACGGTGTTGCATGGGAATCTGAGTTAGCAAAAGAAATTAACGAGCAAGTTTTTAGTTTCATTCATAATGAAGCACATGCAGAAACAGAATTACTTGCAGAAGAACGTGGTGCATATTTAGATGGACCAAAGAGTGGTAAAAGAAACTCTCACTTACTTGCGATTGCCCCAAATGCATCTAGTGGTGTTATTCTTGGAACAAGTCCTTCAATAGAACCACTGAAAGCAAATGCATATACACACAGAACTCGTGCTGGTAGTTTTCTTGTAAAGAACAAATATCTAGAAGAACTGCTTGAAACAAAAGAAATGAATAATGATAGCATTTGGAGTTCTATCATCACTAATAAGGGGTCTGTCCAGCATCTTTCGTTTCTCACAGAAGGTGAAAAAAGTATATATAAAACTGCTGATGAATTAGACCAAAACTGGGTAGTTCAACATGCAGGAGATAGACAACCTTATATATGTCAAGGCCAGTCTGTCAATTTATTCTTTCCTGCTGGAGCAGATAAATCATACGTGAACAAAGTACATTTACGTGCATGGAGTTCAGGTCTGAAAGGATTATACTATTTGCGAACAGAAGCAAAATCTCGTGCTGAGAATGTTTCTGAGAAAGTAGAGAGAGTCGCACTCCAAAGTGATACAAGTACAATTGTGTATACAAAACCCAATTGTCCTTTTTGTCAACTTGCAAAAGAAGAACTTAAACTTCGCGGTATACCATATGATGAAATTAATCTTGAAGAGATTGGTAAAACTGCGAGAGAAGTCACGGGTCGTAAGGGTGTTAAAACTGTCCCACAAATATATTTACATGGTGAATATGTGGGTGGTTACGATGACCTTATGGAAATATTTAACAAGGCACAAGCAGAAGAATCAGAGGATTGTAAAGCATGTGAAGGATAGGGATATATGGCACAACCAATGCAACAACAAACTGCAAGGATAACCAGAAAAGAACTAAAAAAAATAATTAAACAACAACAAGACAAAAGACACAATCAGGAATAATTATGGCATTACTAGAGTTTTCAAAAACATACAAACCATTCATCTACCCATGGGCAGTTGAACTAACTAAAAAACATGAAGAGATACATTGGATAGAAGACGAAGCAGAACTCTCAGAAGACGTGCAAGATTGGCGAACTAAACTGAACGAAGACGAAAAATTGTTTATTACTCAAGTACTAAGACTATTTACTCAAAGCGATGTTCAAGTGGGCGAAAACTACCATGAACTACTAATACCTAAGTTCAAGAATAATGAAGTAAGAAATATGTTATCGTCTTTTGCAAACAGAGAAGGTGTACACCAACGTGCATATGCATTATTAAATGATACTCTTGGTTTACCAGATGAAGACTTTAGTGCATTTTTAGAATACAAAGAAATGGCAGATAAGATTGACTTTATGAAAGATGGTGATATTTCAAGTCACACAGGTTTAGCATTAGCACTAGCACAATCAGTATTTAACGAAGGACTATCAGTCTTTGCATCTTTTGTAATGTTATTAAACTTTCAAAGATTTGGTAAGATGAAAGGTATGGGGACAATTGTCGAGTGGTCTATTCGTGACGAAACTCTACACGTCCAAGGTAATGCAAAACTGTTTAGAGATTTTTGTGGTGAACACACACGTATTGTCACAGATGAACTTAAGTCTAAAATCTACAAGATTGCAAAAGATGTAGTTAAGTTAGAAGATAAATTTATTGACCTTGCATACAACGACCACGAAATAGAAGGTCTTAAAAAAGAAGATGTCAAACAATATATCAGACATATTGCAGACAGAAGACTATTACAACTTGGCATGAAACCAAACTTTAATGCAAAAGACAATCCACTACCATGGTTAGATTGGGTACTCAATGGTGCATCACATGATAACTTTTTTGAAAAAAGAGTCACAGAGTATTCTGTCAATGGTCTTGAAGGCGATTGGGGTTGGGAAGAAGTTGATACACCACAAACATTAGAACGTATTGAAGATAAACTAGATGAAGCAATAGCAAACGTAGGTTGTTAATTTGTTAGATTCTATGGAAAAAGAATACGAAGTAAGATGCGATGTGTGTGGCGTAGATACACATATTATAGTCGAAGACGGTGAAGATGAAGAACCAATTTACTGTCCAATGTGTGGAGCAGATGCTATTGTAACAGAACTGTTAAATTAAGTCTATATATCATTATGTGGTATTATAATGATGAACCATTTAATATGAGTGAAGAAGACCTTGAAAACTACCAAGGTTTTGTCTACGAAGTAACAGAACTTGAAACTGGTATGAAATATATCGGTAAGAAATTCTTTTGGAAAAAGAAAGTTCTACCTAAAAATAAATCAAGAAAACGTAAAATCATAACCAGAGTTCAATCAGACTGGCAAACATACTATGGTTCTTCTGCAGAAGTTAAACAACTTGCAGAACAAGGATTTCAATTTGATAGAAAAATACTACAATTATGTCGAACAAAAGGTGAGTGTTCTTATTACGAAGCAAAACTTCAATTTGAAAATGATGTTCTACTAAGAAATGATTACTTCAATGAGTTTATTGGTTGTAAGATACATTCTAAATTTATAAAGGAGATGAAGAATGATTATTTCAAGAGAACTAATAAATCCTAATATTATCATAAATGGCATGACATATGAAAAAATGTGTCACAGAATTAACAAATTCAAACACATGTTTCTTGATAAAGGTGTAAAACAACATGATAGTATTAGTGTCACAACGTTAAATTGTCCAAACGATTACTATGCGGCCTTGTTTGCGGCATGGGAACTTGGCATACAAGTAATTACGTGTTCAGATAGAATATTAAAAACAAGAGAAGATGCAAAACATATGCTTGATGGTGTAAAACATTTAGTAGATGTATTAAGTAAAAACTTTACTGGTTATCGAGAGTTTTGTGTGCATGATTTAAATAGACCATTAGACCCAAATAATTCAGGTGGATTAACTCGTATGGATTTAAAAGATGGTCTTTATGCTGAGGTAGTAAACTTATATTCTCATTGGAAAAACATGGATGGTACTAACAACGTTATGTTAATGGACGATGTTGCACCATATCCTGGTACACCGATTCAACCATGGGAAGTAGATGAAAATAATGGTGCTATTATGTCAATTGACCCTGTTATGAATATCAAAGAATCTAATGAATGGTGGCACCCAGATTACTTTACTCATAAAGAAATTATCGAGTCTGCAAAACAATACTCGTTTCCTTATAAAAAGTGTGCGATGTCTAGAACAATTCATCACAATAGATGTATTGATTATTATTTTTTACCAGCATTAATGAATTGTGAAGAAATATTCGATGTCACTTTGATGGACCATACTGAACGCCCCGAAGAAGTATTCATTTACGAATATGTTACAGATTATGCAGTCAAGGCAGTTCGTGAGCATGAAATAGAAAGAATACTATTTCCTGACCCAGAATCACTTGAGTTTTTTAAAAGTAAACTTACAGAACCTTTTACACATGAAGTTTTATATAATGTTGGTAAACAAGAAATTAGTTCTAAAACTAGAGTAGTAGATGATGCTGGTGTTGACATAGAAACAGGTAAGTTTGTTGGATAATGATAATTAGTCGTGACATTATTAATGATGAAATAGATTTTGATGATAATAAATCAAAAGCAGAACTTGTTTATGAAATAAGACAATGGAAAATGTTACTCAAAGAGAACTACAATGTTCGTAAAGGAGAAACAGTTGCTATTGGCATTCTAGATGTAAATCATTTACATTTAACATCTATTATTGCATGTGCCGAGTTAGGTCTAAAAATATTTTTGATTGATGCACCTGCAACAGAAGAATCTTTACCTTACACAAAAATCGCACTTCATGGTCCAGTAGATTATCTGATTCACGATAATTTTAAAGGTGATAACCTTTATGGTGGCCTACATGGCAAGATGATTCGTGAATATAGTAAAGAACTAATTGATGCAAGAGAACTCAAATTAAAAGTACCAAAAGGTATGGACTATATTAATCAGGTATCAGAAGATGATATATTTTTAATTAGTTCTACATCTGGTTCTACTAAACCTTCTCGTAAAATTGAGTTTACACACAAAGAAATATATGCAATAGCAAAAAGAAATATTGATATTTTTAAATTAAAACCTGATACTAAAATACTACACAGTAAAAATATGCACCATGTTAGTGCAATGTTGTGTACACTTTTGCCGTCACTTATGATAGTCAAAAAACACAGGTCGTTTACACTAGCAGAATTTACTGAGTGGCAAGGCGCAAATCTTCATTTGGTTGATTTTAATCACGTAATGATACCAAACGAAAAAATGTTAGATTGGTTTGTTGAATTCTTTGATAAAAATGGTGGTCTAGAAAAAAGCACAGTACTAGTCATGTGTGGATTTACCATGACAAAAAAACATGTAGACATGTGTAAAAGATATAATATAGAATTCATTTCGCATTATGGTAGTGTGGACACCGCAATTCCATTGTTAGTTAATTATATTGATGGTAATTCTGAATGCATACCAGACTCTCTAGGAGTCGCTCCAGACGATTTTTATGAGATAGATGTATCATCTACTGGTCATGTTTCTGTAAACAACTCTATGTGGTCTGAAAAACGTAGTATGGACGATATACTAGAAATAGTTGATAGTCAATACATATTAAAAGGTAGAATAGATACAATTCATTTAGATGAATTAGTCAATTCTTGTCCAGAACCTATAGATTTAAATTTATTTTCTTATGATACTAAGATTAATATGGAACAATTACGTGGACATATAAAAAATGTGAAAAAAAGACTTGACAATACTTGATTCACTTGTTATAATAACAACATAAATTAATTAGAGAGGTAAAAATGATTAATGCAATAAGTAAAAAAGAGTATACAGGTTCTAACTTTGATACTCTTATGTTAAATGGTGCTGATGAAGGTCAAGAGTTTGCGACTTTTAAACAGTTAATTAAATATTTAAAGTGTTCTGGTAAAGACTTAAAAGGTCTTAAGAAGTTTGCAACTTTATTCTTTATGAAAGAAGTTGAAAATGAGAAGGGCGAGACTGAAAAAGTCAGAAGGTTCTTTTCTGTCTTTTCAGTAGAAGAAGCAAAGAAACAGATTGTTTTGAATGCACTTGATAATGCTGATTACTTAGAATCAGTTAAAGAGGTTGCATAATGGCAATGCAACAAGCAGATAAAAATTTCTTAGATGACGTGTACGATACTTTAATGAAAAATACACAGTACAAAGTTAGAGATTTTACAAAATACAAAGATGTTTATGTAGATAGAGAAAAAGGTTACATAAAAATTGGCAAAAGAAAATTAATTTTAGTTGACGAGGTTGCCTAATGCGAGGCACCGGAGGTTATAAAAGAGGTACTCTTCTAGAAGAGTACTTCTTAAACCCACACTTTAAACCCACCGAAAAAGAACAAAAAGAATTAGACGAGTTCTTTAAAACACTTGACAATTCTTGCAAAACCAAGTATAATAATAACTTAACTAATAGAGAGGTATAAATGACAGAGTTAAAAAATTACGTAGAACTAGAGCATATAGCGACTGGTTATCCTGTAACGATTGCACTTAACAGTAAAGAGTGTCAATTATTATCGCATTATTATAATGTTCGTGAAGGTGAAGTTATATCTTATGAAGACTTCAAAAGTTACGAATCTGAGGCATATGAGTCTTTAGAAAAAAGAATGCAATTAAATGGTGACCTTCAAGAAGATGAAGGTTTATTTGAAAACTATTTCATTGAGAAACTCAAGTTTCAAGATGAATATGGTAAAACAATTATTTCTGATTCAAATTATACTATTGCATCATGAGTAATATTAGAAGCGAACCATATTGGTCTGGTAATCACTCAGAAGAATACTTATCTGAGTTAGATGTATTTGCACGTAAACTGTATGCAGAGAATTGTTACGAAAGAAAAGCACATGGTGAAAAACCATATGAATCTTTTGTAGACTATGTTGAACAACAGGCAGATTTTATTCAAACTAAGTTTGATGAAGAATGTTTTGATAGTGATGGTCAATATATTAATGACATGCCTGGTGTTACAGAAACAAAAAAAAGCATTCTTTTAGATGCTTTTAAAAGTTAACTAAATAGTTTAACTTTGGTGAAATTACTCCCGTAAAGGGAGTGATTTTTATATATAACTTTATAGGAAATAATTATGGAATTAGAACTATACGAAATTCTAGAACGTTTTGAAAACATTAAAAGCAAGAACGAAAGAGTAAAATTCTTACAAGACAACTCTATACCAGCATTAAAAGATGTTGTTCGAGGTTGTTACGATAGTACTCTAGAGTTTATGTTACCTGCAGGCAAACCACCATATACACCAAATCGACCAGAAAGTGTGCCATCTTCATTGAGAAGATTGCATAGACAATTCGGTGATTTTGTACGTGGTAGAAGAACTCAAGGTGTACCTCAATTCAAGATAGAACGAAAATTTGTACAGTTGCTAGAATCTATTCATGCGGAAGATGCAGAGATTGTTGTTAAAATGATAAACAAAGAACAACCTGCAAAGTATCTTACTGAAGGTCTTGCCAGAGAGGCATTCCCTGGTCTGATTAAAGGTTCTGGATTTGACGAATAAGTAGGGAACTTTTAAAGAACTTGACTCCCAGTTTCGTTATGATACTTAAGGAGGGCAATGTATGACATTGGCACAAGTAGAACGTTTAAGGAAAGATGAAAGAGAACTAGATAATAGAATTTATCGATTAAAGAAACAAGGTAAAGATAATTTAGTTCGAAAACTCACCATAAAACGTGGATTCCTTAAGCAATCTATATGTGATTCTTATAACGAAACACAATAGGGGGTGGTCTTATCTCGTAGGGGGGTGTTTCCCCCTTACGTTAATTATAAATAATATATTATGCCGACATATGAATTTTACAATACCGAAACAAAAGAGATAGAAGAACATCTAATGTCTTATAAAGACTTAGATAAATTCGCAGAAGACAACCCACATCTAGAAAAAAGAATATCTGCGGCCGCAACAATATCTCAAGCAGGGTCAACACTCAACAAGACAAGTGGTGATTGGAAAAATTTACTAACTAAAATCAAAAAAGAAGCAGGTGGAAATAATGAAGTCGCAGTCAAACATGGACTCTCAAAACCCAATACAGTACACGATTGATGATATTGGTGGTGAAGTTGTCAAAGACAACGAAACCTATTTACTCAAAGACAATAAGACTCTTAACAATCTTGTTTTGAGTTCAACATTATTAAATCCTTTTAAACAAACTACAGGTCACAATCATTCAGGTCAAGAAGAAGTTTATTTTTTTGTAAGTGGTACAGGTTTTATGACAGTTGATGAAGAAGAGATTGATGTAAAACCCGGCACAGTAGTACTGATTCCTGATGGTGCTTTTCATCGAGTCTATAACGATACTGCAGAACCTTTATATTTTGTTTGTGTATTTGACGGTAAAAGAAATCATTAATGCATATCTACCCTTACATGGATTTTGAAACACTAAAAAGACATTTGCTAAAAGGTAATGTTATTATTACTTTCGAAAGTATGACCAGTGATAAAGTGTTCACTAAAACATGTACACTAAAAGATATAAAAATAAATCAAAAAGAAGGAAAGAAAATACTAGTTTGGTTAGTAGATGATGAAAAATTTGAAGACATTGAGTTGTCTAGTATAAATGAAATTAAAACCAATTAATATAAAACCAATTACTGAACATCAACAAGAAACTTTTTCTGCATGGAAAAGTGGAGATAATTTAGTTTTAAATGGAAGTGCTGGTACAGGTAAAACTTTTATGTCTTTATATCTTGGACTAAATGAAGTTTTCGGTAGAACAGATTATAAAAAACTTGTTATCATAAGAAGTGTTGTACCAACAAGAGATTTAGGTTTCTTACCAGGGACAGTAGAAGAAAAGTTATCTGCATTTGAAACACCATACCAACAGATGTGTACAGAGTTATTTAATGATAAGAACTCGTATGAGACACTTAAAACTAAACACCAGATAGAGTTTCTATCAACATCTTATATTCGTGGTACCACATTTAACAATTCTATTCTTATAATTGATGAATGTCAAAACTTGACATTTCATGAACTAGATAGTATAATTACCCGAGTTGGCAATAATTGTCGAATTATCTTTTGTGGTGATTACTATCAAAGTGATTTTAAACAGTTAAAAGATAAAGCAGGCATTATTGAATTTATTAACATAATTGAACATCTAAATAGATTTTCAGTTATAGAGTTTGATTGGAAAGATATAGTTCGTTCTGATTTTGTACGAGATTATATAATGACAAAAGAAATGTTGGAGAAAAAATGAAAATAGTAATGAAATTGATTGAATGGGTATTGACTTGTTGGCGTGGTGTTATGGACAATCGATACAATCCACTAAGTTATATTAAAGACCCAAGTATTCAAAGTTATTTTACATTAGCATTGTTTGTAATGTGGTCTTGTTATTTTGGTATAGTTGCAATTGTTTGGTTAGACTGGCAAAATTATGATATTGTCACTTCAATCATAATACATATTGCAGTTCTTGTGCCAATCATGATAACAAACTATGTATTTAAAGAGGCGAAAGACGGAAACATAAAATGACAGAATTTACCACGGGTATTCAAGGTGCATTTAATAGTCTTCTTAAGAAGTCTAGTTTAACATTGGCATTAATTTATACTGTAGGTCATGTAATTATTGCAATGACAGTCGTATCTGTCATGACGGGTGCTAGTTTATGGGAAGCAGGCACAGTCGCACTTATTGAACCTGCAATTAATGGTGTTTGGTTTTATGTTTTACATTCTCTCTGGAGAAAATTACAATGAGAATAGGTTTCACTTGCAGTACGTTTGATTTACTTCATGCGGGTCATGTTCAGATGCTCCGTGATGCAAAAGAACAATGTGATTACTTAATAGTTGGTTTACAGTTTGACCCAAGTGTAGATAGAAAAGAAAAGAATTCACCTATACAAACAATTGTCGAAAGATATACACAACTCAAAGGTATTAAGTATGTTGACGAAATTATACCTTATGCAACAGAACAAGACTTAGAAGACATTTTAAGTCTATATACTATTGACGTAAGAATCTTAGGAGACGAATATCGTGATAAAGACTTTACAGGTAGAGACATTTGCCGTCAAAGAGATATTGAAATATATTTCAACAAGAGAGACCATAGATTCTCTACTAGTGATTTAAGAAGGAGAGTTTGTGAAACTTAGTAAGAATTTTAGTTTAGACGAAGTAATTAGAAGTGCAACTGCAACAAAGTTGGGCATTGATAATACACCTGACGATGAACATTTAAAAAATCTACAAGTAGTTGTTGATGAAATTGCACAACCACTGAGAGACCACTTCGGTAAACCAGTAAGAATTAATAGTGGTTATAGGTCACCAGCATTGAACGAAGCAATTGGTGGTTCGACTAAATCACAACACAGTAAAGGTGAAGCACTTGATTTAGAAATAGACGGCGTATCTAACCTTGAAGTTGCAGATTGGATTACTGATAATTGCGATTATGACCAAGTCATTCTAGAATTTTATAATCCAACAGATGGACCAAATAGTGGGTGGGTACATGCTTCATGTAAAGCAGATTTAACTGAAAATAGAATGAGAAACTTAATCGCACTTAAAGATGGAAACAAGACAGTTTATCACATAGCAAATGACTTTATCGAAAATTAATTATGAGTAAAAAACAATACACATATAAAGAAGCAACTCCAGAGCAAATAAAAGAATGGAATGATACTGAGTTAAAGTGGTGGGGAGACAATGCACTTAAATTCGTAATCTATGCATCTATTCTACAGGTATGCACAATACTTTTTATGGGTTTAAACTTCTATTTAATTCAATTAGTCACTTGACAAACCGTGTTGTATTTGTTAAAATACACACATGCTCAATAAAGACCCTTATAACAAAGTAATACTAACTGATTGTGATGGTGTTCTCCTGAACTGGGGATACGCCTTTAGTATTTACATGCAACAACAGGGTGAAGAAAAACGAGAAAAAGGTTGGGGTTCTTATAATGTTGCAGATAACTTCTATATTAGTAAAGAACAAGCAAAGCATCACATTAGAACATTTAATCAGTCTGCCGCGATAGGTTTCTTACCAGCATTAAGAGACGCCGCACATTGGGTACCAAAGATTCACAAAGAACTTGGGTATGTATTTCATTGTATTACTTCTTTATCTAAAGATTATTCTGCTCAACAATTACGTAAGCAAAACTTAGAAAAGATTTTTGGTGATACTTGTTTTGAAAAGATTATTTGTTTAGATACTGGTGAAGACAAAGATAGAATTCTAAAAGAATATCAAGATAGTGGTTATTTATGGATTGAAGACAAAGTTCAAAATGCAGAATGTGGACTTAAATATGGTCTAGACTCAGTATTGTTTGAACACGGGTTCAACATGAATAACGAACAATTCAAAAAATATCCCGACTGGAAATCCATCTACGAAGATTTAGCATCTGCATAAATAGTTCTTTTATAAGGAGTAATTATGGCAGAAGATACTTTAAATATAGTACAAAAGAAAGTTGCAGTTGAATTAGAAATCGACCCGACTTTAAAAGCACCGAAGGTAAATAAATATCAATGGTTGATAGATTTATCTGAGGCCGTAGATGCATGGAGAATCTTTCCACGTGTCTTTATTTCTACCTACATATATCTGTTATATAAAACAACTATATGGTTTACAACTTTACCCGACCCCAATACTGCTCAAGCAGGTTTAATATCTGTTGTAGTCGGTGCTGGTGCCGCTTGGTTTGGTTTATATGCAGGTACTGGAAGTAGAGGTGGCAAAACTACTATTGGTAAATGAGATTTATAGGTTTCTCAAGTCAATTTCATGATGCTGGACTATCAATCATTGAAGAGGATGGTTCAGTATCATTTGCCGCACATTCTGAAAGATATTCAAAAGTAAAATACGACCCTAGATTAGCATATGAATTAATGGAACTCATTAAAGACGATGATGTTGTTACATTTTATGAAGACGTAGCATTAAGAAGTAAACTACATGATATTCGTAAAGAAATATTTCCTGATAATTTAAAAAATATGAGTCAAGGTGTAACTCGTGGTGGAAACTATGGGTATATGCCAGAAGAAATAGAAGGAACATATGATATATCGCACATGCATCATGAATCACATGTTGCACAAGGTTTATATACTTGTCCATGGAAAACAAACGATGACATAGTTATGGTATCGATTGATGGTGCTGGTGAAGAACAAACATCTGTAATTTATGATGCTAATTTTAATGTTATAGATGATGTTCATGACCCACAATCTATTGGTAAAATTTATAGTCATGTGACAAGAAGTTTAGGATTTAGACCATTAGAACATGAATATATTGTTATGGGTTTATCTGCATATGCAGAACCTGACAAAAATTTAGTTCAATTTTTTACAGAGTATTATGAATCGTATAGTCAATATACTAGAGAAGAATTTTTAAGATTAAAATATACTTTGAATAAAAATTTAACAGAAAGAAGAAAAGCACCAGGTATTACAAATGTATACTATCGATATCCCACAATGATTGCTGACTTAGAACATACATTTATAAAAAAACTTTGGCAATTAAAACAAAGAACTGATGCCAAAGTTCTTGCCGCATCAGTTCAAGAATTTGCAGAAAACAAGATATTAGAAATTATGCGAACTGCAAGAAAACATGGAAGCAAATTGATTTATTCTGGTGGTGTTGCACAGAATATTGTTGCTAATTCAAAGATAAGAGATATGTTTGACGATATGCACATTGCAATTGCACCAAGTGATTGTGGTAGTTCTTTAGGGTGTGCCGCAAAAACATGGGCAGAACAAACTGGTGGTAAAAGATTGAATTGGTCACCATATCTTGGATATGACATAAAAAATAAAATTAATCCAAAAGAAGTAGTTGATTACTTATTATCAAAACGAGTCTGTGGTATTGCAAATGGTAAAGCAGAGTTTGGACCAAGAGCATTGGGTAATCGAAGTCTTATTGCAGACGTAAGATATGATGTCAAAGATACAGTAAATGATATAAAGAAACGAGAAAGATTCAGACCGTTTGCACCAGCAATATTAGAAGAGTATGCAGACGAATACTTTGATGGACACAAGAATGAATATATGCAGTATACTTGTAAAGCAAAACACGATTACAATTCTGTTATTCATATTGATGGCACTTCTAGATGTCAAGTAGTAAAGAAAGATTGTCAAAGTATACTCAGACAAATACTAGAAGAGTACTATGAAAGAACAGGTGTGCCAATGTTACTTAATACTTCGTTAAATATTAAAGGTCAACCTATGTTAAATGATGAACAAGATGTCGAAAAGTGGCAGAGTAAATACAACGTGAGAATATTTTGAAACAATTTAAATGGAGAGGCACCTGGGGCATTGGTGATGTTTGTATGGCATTAAATGTCGTACACAATTATTCTTACACACATAATGTCTTAGTTGAATTAGAAATGCATTGGAATCATGACGAAGATTACAAAGAGCATAAATGTGACCCAGAAACTATTGTTGAAAGAATGTCTTGGTTACATAAACAATATTATCAAAATGATAGAGTAAAAGTTTCTCATGTTTTCAATACAAGTTTATTTAAATACGATATACCATATACACAAGATTATCAATCAAAAACACGATGGATATTTCCTGATAATAAATCTAACGTAGACATAGAACCATATCGTGATTGGGTATATAACGAATTACCAGAACCAACTTTTAATAAAGACTTTGCAGTTATCTGGACACCAAGACATAATAGTGAACCACCAAAAGTCTGGAAAAGACAATTAACTAAAGCAGACTGGAGTCACGTTATAACAGAACTAGATAAGTTAAGTGACATAACAGAACTTACCTATCGAACACCAGTAGCAGAAGCATTTAGATTAATAAAAGATGCTGACTATATTATAAGTTATGAAGGTATGTGGCATGGTATCGCAAGAAACTTTGCAAAAGCAATTGCTATACAATCACCAGAATCTGTTACACTTAAAAACACACCACAAGTAAAACTCTTATCAAGCAGACCAAAGTTTTTAGAGTGGTTTAACTCAGACTTACCAAGAAGAATAACTGGTATGCAAAATAGGGCAGAACATTATTATAAAAAGTTAGTAAAGTATTATGAAGATTGATAGAGCAGTAATCGAAGTAAACGGTGGGTGTAATTATTCATGTACTATGTGTCCTCAAGACATGCGAACGGGTGGTCGTGATAAAAGATTTCTTAAAAAGATGAACTTGTTAGACTTTGAAGATAATGTCAAAGATTGTGCAAAACATGGATTACGAGTAGTTAACTTAGAAGGTAGTGGAGAACCCACTCTGGCAAGAAACTTAGATGAATATATTAAGATAGTCAAAAAATATGATGCAAAAGCATTTTGTTTTTCAAATGGTTATCGTATGTTTGGTAGATACATGCAAAGATGTGTTGATGCAGGACTAGACTTTTATCGATTTTCAATGATTGGATATGATGCGAATAAATATAACGAAATGATGCACAACCGTATAGGTGGAAACTTTGATATGATATGTGAAAACATTATGCAAATGCAAGACTATGTAGAAAAGTCTGGTAGTGATTGTGTAGTTGCGACTTATCATTTAATTACTGATACAGATAACCAAGAAGAAGAATTAGAAAAATACAAAGAGTTAGTGAAAAGACTAGGAGTAAAATCTGAAATCTGGAGAATGCATAACTGGAGTGGAGTATATGATAACAAAGATAAGAGAAATGGTAGTGTTAAAACTTGTGGTCGCCCATTTAGTCCTGATGTCGTTATTCGTGCAGGTGGTCTGGATGGACAGAGAGGTGCAGTCGCACCGTGTTGTCAAGTTCTTGGCAGAGACGAGGAGGCAGTTTTAGGTCACACAAGTGAAAATACTATAGAAGAGATATGGAATGGGCCTGCATATGTTGAACTACGAGAACAACATACATCTGGTAATTATCCAGATTATTGCAAGTCGTGTGACTTTTTATTAGATGACCCAGAAGTTCTGGTATGGACCAATCACGAAAGAGATTTATATAAAATGCATGGTACGGAGTTTGATTTAAATGAATATAGATGATAATATTTACATGATACAGAATCCAAAAGATAAAGTTTCTAAGTATTATACTGATTTAGTTCTACCAAGTTGGGATAAATTTGGATATTATATTAATATGTTTGATTGTGTCTGGAGTGATACATTACATGAATATGATTATCTAACATTTGATAAGTATGAAGTGCTGAACAAATATGATAAAGCACTATTAAGTCGACCACTTTATGAATCAGAGAAAGCAACTTGGTATAGTCATTCATTATTGTGGATTAAATGTGCAATGGAAGATAAAGATATTGCGATTATTGAACATGATGTAGAATGTGTTGCACCATTAGATTTTGAAAAACGTGGATTAAATATATTCAGTAATTATGATAATGAAAGTGAATGGAAACATTATGCAAACAGATTTACTTTACACCCTTATTGGGGTCATCGAAATAAATTAGTTCCTTTTACTCATGCATATACACTAACACCTAAAATAGCAACAGAATTGTTAGCAATGCTTCAACCTGTAGTTTTTAAAGGATTTGCAGATGACTTATTATTAAAATATAAGTTAGAGAAAGAGTGCGATAATTCACTTGACAAAGTAAAAGAATCCGTGTATAATTACACGAAACCAATTATTAATCATAAAGTTGGAAATACAATTGACCATGGACACGTTGGATTTTAATTATGGATAGAATGATATTTCAAGTCGCAGTAGGCGAACAATCTAAATTATACGAGCATTGCATAGAATCAGTAAGAAACTATTGCGAAAAACATGACATTACACACCACATTTTGCATACACCAAAACTGTGGATAAAACCAGACCCATTTAATTCTGGTCGTAGTGAAGAATCACATTCACGAGTTGGGTGTTTACCTATCTATGAAAAAGAAAATGCATTTGAGTATATCGATGACTTTGACCAGATTGCAATTATTGATGCTGACATTTATATTAGACCAGATTCACCAAATATCTTTGATGAAATAAGTGAAGATGCGGCCTTTGGTGCAGTAATAGAACGAGACATGCCAATCGATGATTGGTACAAAAGAAAAATAATTAATTACTCACAAATGCAATATGGAATGTTACATTGTAATGAATTAGATTTTAGACCAAATGAATTGGGTTTTGAGTTTTGTAATATGGGTATGATTGTTTTAAATTGTAAGAAGTTCAAACCATATTTGCAAGGTCAAACACCAAAAGAATTCATTACACGAGCAGAGTTCAAAAACTTTGTTGATGGTGTAGGGTCATGGAAATGGTCAACTGACCAAACATTACTTAACTTCTTTATTAAGAAGTATCGTGTACCTTTACAAAAGATGCACTGGAAATGGAATGGTTTATTTACTGCAAACAATAAAATAGATGAATGTCACTTTATACATTTCTTTCTAAAAGACAAATTACCAAACAAAGGCGAAAACGTTGAAGAGTTAATGAATGCAATCAATTAATTTTACAATGCTGGCGCCATCTGGTGCTGGTGGGGCATACTTTACTGAACTATTAGATGATAATTGGTCAATAGAAGGAACACAAAATAAAGATAACAATAGATGCTCAAAAACAAATGAATATGCTGGTAGTCCTAACTCTTTTCGAATTGATGATTATAAACTTCATGTAAAGTTCAATGACTTTCCTGATTGGAATGAAAACACAATTTTACTTGGTAAAAGATTTTCACCAGTAGAGTTTTTTAAAAATCATTGTGATTGTCCAATAACTTACATAATTAATCCAACTGGCCAAAAAGACTATATTGATGATTTAGTATTTTTTAAAAAAGTAACTGCAAACTCTTGTTATCATATGACACCATATTTTATGATGATGATGTTAAATAGAAATCAACAAGCATACGAAAAAATATTTTGGAGTGTGCCTAGTAATCAAGAAAAGATTCAATCATGGAATAATTTTCAACAAATGTTAAAATCTATTTCAGAGTTTCTTGACCCACTATCGACAATCGCATTGAAATATTTTGCATTAAAAGATACGGACAGATATAATTGGAATGCTAGTGATTTTTTAAATCATTTACATCATGAGTATCAAACAAAAACTTATGCAATAGGATTAAAAGAATACGAAATATTAGACTCAAATATTGCAGAGTTAGAACAGTACACGAAAGTCAAAGTAGTTTCATATGAAGATTTACTTAAAGGTCATGATACAAATACAGAGTTCGACAATTACAAAAGTCAACTAGCAAAATACTTTACAAAAAATACAGAACTACTTGACCAATTCTTTTTAGACATTGATTTATGTTAGAGATAATTACAGTATTGTTATTAGGCACGTTCTATGGTTTATTGATAGGGATAATTCCAACTGCTGGTGCCACAACTGGTCTTGTAATTACATTTTCATTTTTGCATTTCTTTCCTGACCCATATCTAGCAGTACTATTCTGTATGGCACTAGTTGCCGCATCAACAACAGGTGATTCATATGCTAGTGTGTTATTAAATATTCCTGGTGCCAACTCGGCCGCAACAACAATGCTTGATGGATATCCTCTTGCACGTCAAGGTAAAGCAAATCTGGCATTATCGTCTGCAATTATTTCATCTACAGTAAATGGACTTATATGGGGTTGTCTAACATTCTTACTTATACCATATTATAAAAACATTGTCTTATATATGGGTATACCAGAATTATGGGCATTTACGATACTAGCATTTACTTTTGTTGTTTTCATATCAAGTAAGTGGTGGTTACGTGGTCTAATTGCATTAGCATTTGGTGTCTGGTTAGGTATGATTGGTATTAATCCATATGATGCATCTGATAGATTTACTTTTGGTTGGTATTATCTCGCTGATAGTGTGCAAATTGTACCTGTTGCAGTTGGTCTATTTGCAATACCAGAAATCATTGCAGGGTTGAGAAACAAAGCACTTACTGATTATACTTTTGGACATACAACAGGACAAACAACACAAGCATTCGTAGAAGTCTGGAAAAATCGTTGGTTATCACTTAGGGGTGGATTTATTGGTGCAGTTGTTGGTTTATTACCAGGTCTTGGTGGTGCGATTGCAGATTGGATAGCATATGGTCAAACAGTTGCAACTAATCCTAACGAAAGAATACCTTTTGGTAAAGGTAACATTAAAGGTGTGATTGGTCCTGAAGGTGCAAACAATTCTCAAAAAGCAACATCGATGATAACGACTATGTTGTTTGGTATACCAGGCGCCAAGTATGCGGCAATGCTCATGGCATTATTTGCCTATTTAAATTTTGAGTTGGGCACACCAGACTTATTAGATGACGAAAAGTTTATTTTTCACTTGACATTTGGATTTCTTTGTGCTACAATACTCGTCTGTTTTATTTGTTTATCTTGTAATAAACAGATTGCGAGGATTACAAAAGTGCCATTTGTGTACTATGCAATACCTCTTACTGCATTAGTAATATGGACTGCAGTTCAATATACTGGTGGTTGGGAAGATTACGTAATACTTGCAATCATGAGTGTTATTGGATTGATATGTAAATATGGAAAGTTTAGTAGACCTGCATTATTGATTGGGTTTATACTAAGTGATAGAATTGAAGGGTTGTCTATACAAATAACAACGTTATATAGTTTAGACACATTAATAACACGACCATTGTTTATTATTTTAGTAATGACAATTGTGTGTGTACTTATTTATGGAATAAATAGAAAGACAAAACTGGAGTATACATGAAAAAACTATTATTATTAATTTTACTTTCAACACCTGCATTTGCAGATTATACGATGGTCATACCACAGAAAGTTGGTGGTGGTACATCTGTTTGGGCGTCAATTGTTGCACAAGAACTTGAAAAACATTTAGACGAAAGAATTAGACTATTACATTTACCAAGTGCGAGAGGCATCGGTGGGTTTAACGACTTTCATAACGAACTAAGATTTGATGACAAAACTATTATGGTATCACATGGTGGTAATGGTATTTCATTCTTACAAGAGAATGTTGAATACAATTATGCTGACTATGATTCTATTGGTCTTATGAATTTAGATATTATTGTGGGTAGATTAAAAGGTGACCCAAGAAAACTAAGTTTTGCATTTGGTTCTGGTCAAGTACCCGAAGCAATGGCAATGACTATGCTTGAAAGTGGTATTACTGACAACACAGAAGAAGCAATTGTTTGGTTTAGAGAAAATGTCACATGGGTCAAAGGTATGAAAGGTAATGAACGTAGACTTGCATTTAAAAGAGGTGAGTTAAATGTGACTAGAGAAAATCCAGCGGCATATAAAAAACACGTAGAATCTTTTAGTAATGCAGAAGTCTGGTTTACTCATGGACTACTTGCAGAAGATGGTAGTCATGTTGATGACCCTAATTATCCAGGCAAACAGTTTGAAATATTATTCAAAGCAAAATATGATAGAGAACCAAGTGGTGAATTTTATAATGCATACAAACTTGCTAAGTCTTTTCGTGATGGTTTGCAAAAAGCATTATGGGTAAATGTTGGTAACCCTAACAGAGAAAAACTGATAACTGCTCTAGATAAAATGTCGAAAGACCCTGAGTCAATCAAAGCATTAGAAACTAAAGTTGGTAATTATGAATGGGTAATAGGCATTGATGGTGATACTATGAGAGATACACTTATGACTTTTATTACAGAAGATGCACTAAAAACTTTAGTAAAATGGAATCAAGAAGCACTTGATTTAAAATCAGTATATAAAGAAGAATTAATTTATCAAGAATTACCAGAAAGTTTTATTTCACCACAAGTTCCAACGATTAATGCTGAGAGTATAAGAGGTTAATATGTCAGATTATATAGTATTACAATTTTTAGTTTTTGCAGGGATTGTTGCAGGTGCATATTATCATGGATTCAAGATTGGTGTAAGTGAAGGTGCGGGTAATATGTATGACTATCTTAAAGACCGAGGTAAGAAAGGTAAAAAGTGGACAACTGTCAGATTACTAAATGAACCCGAAGATGGTGCCCAAGTTGATATTTCAGACAAGGATAAATGATAAATTGCGAATACTTATTAGTTACAGGAGCACCAGGCAGTAGATGGTCTGGTGTTGTTCGAGACTTCTATTATTCGCCTGATATAAATACTTCTGATTATAAAAAAAATAATTCTTATACCCGAAAGGGTCAAGAATCACCCATGCATTTTGGCGAATATTTTGGTGTAAATCAACAGTATTCAACAAACAGATTAGAATGGGACAAACCATTTAAAGAGAATAGTAAAGGGTTGAAGATAATAAAATCACATGATTTTGCATATCAATTATCTCAACTAAAAGAACACAAACAACCTATGTTGTTAGTTTATCGTGAACCTATTCTTTGTTTTAATTGGTGGAAAGAAGCAGGTGGTTGGGACATTACATATCCGAATTACGAACATTATGGAGACGATGAAATGATGTTTTTAAATATTCAGAATGAATCTCAAGAACTGCAAACTTTTCTTTATTATAATCAAAAAGATATTACTGAATGTGAAAGCACTTATGATATATGTGATGTTTTAGAGATAGAATATCCAGAAAATATTTTTAGTATCACAGGTGGTAGACGTGTCGGTCAATATGAAGAAAAACAAATAAAGGTGTATTTATGGTTACCAGAATAAGAAACTCATTAGCAATGGCAATGACAAAGTTTTTTAGATTTTTTGCAGATACTTTCTTTGCAAAAAGATATGGACACAGAGCAGTTGTTTTAGAAACTGTCGCTGGTGTCCCTGGTATGGTCGGTGGCATGTGGTTACATATGAAGAGTCTACGTAAGATGAAAACGGGTTATGGACCAGATATTCGTGAAATGTTAGCAGAAGCAGAAAATGAAAGAATGCATCTAATGTTTTTCATTGAGATAGCAAACCCTAATTGGTTTGAAAGATACTTAGTCTTATTTGCTCAAGCATTATTTTTTATCTTTTATATGTTCTTATACATGATAGATTATAAAACTGCTCACCGAATGATTGGTTACTTTGAAGAAGAAGCAGTAAGAAGTTATACTGATTATCTAGCAATGGTAGAGAATGGAGAAGTAGAAAATGTACCAGCGCCAGAATTAGCAATCAAGTATTACAAGATGAAAAAGTCTGCGAAACTATCTGATTTAATAGTCAAAGTTAGAGCAGATGAAATGCACCACAGTAAAGTAAATCATGGTCTCGCTGACGGCAATACATCATACAGAAGAAAAAATGGATAGTAACGAAAGAGAACAATTAACACAATATTTTACACACGTCTGGCCAAAAACTCAGAAGATGTTAGATATTGCCAGACAACAACAACCAAAAGAAGATTACGAGTGGAGAATAAACTGGACTAGACCAGAAAGATTATCTACACAAATTGATAAAGATGCTAGAGTATTAGATGTCGGTTGTGGTGAACAACCAATGAAGCAGTATCTTAATAATGTCTATGGTATTGACATAACAGATATTGGTGCAGATGAAGTTGTTGCAATCGAAGATTTTAAATCGAATGAAAGATTCGATGTTGCACTTTGTTTAGGTAGTATTAACTTTGGTAGTGAAGACTTGATATCAAAACAAGTAGAAAACTTAGTACTACACATGAAAGAAAAGTCTAGTATATTTTGGAGACTCAATCCAGGTAATGCAGACCACTTTGGTAAACTAAAAGATGTTTATGTCAGAAGTCCTAAACTATATGAGACTGATTCACTCAGACAGTTAGGTAAAGATTTAAATGAGTCAAGAAAAAAATTAAGAAAACAAGGTTTATTAGCAATGCCAAATTTCTATCCATGGACAGTGGCAAAGTCATTTGAGTTTGCTAATAAATATAATTATAACGTCACAGAAGTCATGCCTGATGGTGCAAGACTTTATGTAAAATGGGAGCGATAATATGAAAGACATATTTTTACCGATAATAATTGGAATTTTGGGTATTTCAGGATTACTATATGGTGTAATAGAAAATGCAGAAGTAAAAGGATATACAGATGTTCACAGTTGTTGGGGAGAATGTTATGAAGAATATACTGCAAAGTATGGAACATTCTCAGAACAATTAGAAGCAAAGAGAGTTGCAATGCAAATGGAAAGTCCTGCAGATAAAGGTGCAAAGATTTATGTTAATTGTAATATGTGTCATGGACAAAATGGAGAAGGTGGTATTGGCCCTAAACTTGTGGGTAGTACTTCTATAGTTTCAATGTTGATGCAATATAAAAATGGTGAAACTAGAGGTCCACAATCTGCTCTTATGTGGGGACAGGCCGCAAACTTATCTACAGAAGATATGGAGAATCTACAAGCATACATTGACACTATGCAATGAAACATTTAGCATTACGTTCTAAAAGTATGCGAAATGGTGACAGACCATTTACTACACCAGGACTTGGCGATAGAGTGCATAGTGTTTTATTAGGTCATCTGTATAGTTTATTACATGATGATAAAGTGACAATACATCTTACTGCTGATAAAAACGATAAACCAAGAAAGCAACAATCATGGCCAGAAATCATTAGTTTGTTTCCTGATACTGTCACGTATAAAGACCATGATGTTCAAGACTTGCCAGAAAATGAGTGGTTAGCATACTTAAAAGAAAATGGTTACGATGCAGAAACTTATTATTATAAAGATACTGTAGATATGCACCCAAATGACCCACCAAAATCAATACCTTTACCATTAGATGTCTCAGAATTATTAATGAATTATCCTGTACTTGAAGCAAAACCAGAATATGCAGTATTTGTTCCTAGTAAATTCATAACTGCTCAATGGGACACAACTGACCCTGGCAGAAGCATACCTGAAGCAGAGATAAATATTATTGAAAATAGATATAAAGAACAAGGATATGAAATAGTCAGAGTTGGTGGCGAAGCAAGTATACCAGATATGAACGATAGCATACAAGCAATAGGTTATGCTATGGCAAAAGCAGATGGGCATATTGGTATCGATAGTGGATTTCTACATATGGCAAATCTATATCACAAACCAGAAGACATACATTTATACACAACTGGTGGATATATTTCTCACCACTTTGTTCGTGCAAAAGCAAGAGGAGTGAAAATATATAATGCCTAAAGTTGATGTAAGTGTAGGTGAACTCTTTGATAAACTTTCAATACTTGAAATCAAAGCATCTAAAGGATTAGATGTTGATACTGAAAAACAAAAACTTTTAGATGTCTATCAAGAATATAATAACACTCTTACTAGATATCTGTATATACATTTAAAAGAAGTAAACAGTTCACTTTGGTTGATTGAAGATAAAAAAAGAAGTTTAGAAAAAGAACAAAATTTTCATGATGACTTCATTCATTATGCAAGATTAGTTTATATACTTAATGACCACAGGGCGAGACTTAAAAAAGAAATAGATAAAGTATGCAATAGTGAAATAAGGGAGAAAAAGTCTCATGATGGCATCTAGAGTAAATAAAGACTCTATACACATATTAAAAGATATTTTACCTAATACAAAAGGTGCTGAAATAGGTGTGTGGGCAGGAAATACATCTATGCAATTTTTACGACTAGGTATTTCTGAATTACATATGATTGACCCATGGTCAGTAGAACCTTATAAAAAATCTAAAGAGTATAAAAACTATGACGAGTATTTGGCAAAATATTCTAAGATACTTAACATAGAAAAACAAGATGTAGATTTTCAAGAATACTACGATGCAATCTACTCAGAAGTATATTCGAAGTGTGGAATGGACCCAAGAGTGACAATACATCGTATGACCTCAGATGAATGGTTTGCAACTAAACCTGAAAAATTAGATTGGATATATGTCGATGGAGACCACAGTTATGAAGGGTGCCTTAGAGACTTAGAGAACTCTTTAAAAGTTGTCAAACCAGGTGGTATGATTATGGGTGATGATTATTACTGGAAACATGCAAGATATGGTAAAGAAGGTGTCACTAATGCAGTTGATAGATTTTGTAAAAGATATATGTTATTTAAAGAACCACGAGGTGAAACTCAGTTTATTCTAAGAGTGTAATGTTTGAGACTACATACCATTTTGATAAATGGAAAGAAGACAAAGAAGGCGAGTATTTTAAAATACTTGGCAAGTTTGACATTGATTTCACAGATGAAATTGAACTAGCAAGAACTACAGAAATGAAATCAAAACGATTTAACGAACAACCATATAACTATGCAAACAACAAAGCATCTGTAGTAAATAACGTATATCATGCGATTGAAGATGCTGATAATTATGCTGGTCAACCGAATGCAGAAATGTTTGATGCATACAGATATAATGATGATGATAGATTTATTAAGTTTAGAAAAGTCGCAGAATGGTTTGAATTAGATAAAACTAAAAATCAAACATGGAAGTTTCATGACCAAAAACCAAATCAACAGTTAATGTTTCATATTGACAATCTACCAGGTGAACCAAGAAAAGAAAGAATCGAAAGTAAAGAATTTAAATATGCTAGAGACAAGACAAGATTTCTAGTCTTTCTTGCAGATTGGGAACCAGGGCAGATATTTCAATTTGGTAATCATGTACATACACAATGGAAAGCAGGAGAAGTTGTCACTTGGGAGTGGTCAACTTTACCACATGCAACATGGAATGGTTCATGGAAAAAAAGACCTGCACTACAAATT